TATAATAGCGAAACTATTTTACTATTTTTATAAAGAGATTTCAATATTTCAATAAAAATAGCCCCCGCAAAAGCGAGGGCATTTGTCTTATCTAAAGGAATTTTACCTCCTAAATTGTTTTTTTAGTTGCGGTGTAACTTACACCATTAACAGACCGACATTTATATCGCTCTGTTGGTTTACATATCTGTTGCATCAATTAAGTAAGCATCTTCTACCCACTGATTAGACTGTGGAGCGCCTATCCTTGCCCAGCCTTTTACTTTTTCGTAAACTCGAACTCTAGTACCAGCAACAAGCAACTCCTTATCAGTGCTATTGACGTCAGGCTTGGACTCAACGTAATAATCTTCTGAAATTGTTGCTTCGTAATATGGCATATTTGAATTACTTAGCGGTGTGTTAACGTCTAACTCTTTTTCAAATTTAGATACAACTGATTTATTATCAACCTTAGCATTTGACTGTTTCCCAGAGTAACGATAAGCGTAAACATACGGTTGACCATTATATCCCCAGATTTCATCATGGTTATTCACTGTAATTGAGTTATAACCATAATTACAGTGAATAATATTGTCTGGATCAACAAACATACCAGTATGTCCAAAAGCTCCAGCCGAAGCCCCACGTTTACCCCAAATAAAAATATCACCTCTTTGCGCATTCCAATTAGTATTTTCTGCAATAAGAACATAACCGTTTTTTATCAACCAATCGTGCTCATATTCTGTATTTACTGCCCAGCCATTATCTGATGCGCCTGCTGAGCGTAGAGCAAAATAGACAGAGCTAGAGCAATCGTAAGATGAAGGACCATTTCGATAGTCCATCGAGTAAGTAACTTTACCTTTTCTAGATGCCATCCATGCGATAGCTTGCTCAATATTAATTACCATATTATTGACCTTTCTTCCACTCATCATTCATGCGTTTAACCGCAGCTTCGATAAATGTTTCTAACTGAGTCTCTGTTAAACTGATATTATATTGCGATAAACCATCAATAACAGCTGTTTTAGCTTCTGTTAGCTTATCTTGTCCCTTAATACCAACTTCCACAGATATTTGTTCAACTGCCTCAACAGCATTACGAGCGACAATTTCTGCAATTTTAACAGCTTTTTCTCCACCTTTTTTTATAAGTAATTTTTTTACTTTGTGCGTGAGAATACCTGCGATGATACCAAAAATTGGTACTGATACTGTAATGATTTGTGTTGTAAATTCGTTCATGTTATTTCTCCTTATTATTATTAAATAATGTTTTGATTTGCTCTTTATTGATGATGATATCATCCTCGACACGACCTAAACGCTCCTCGTGACGATCAATAACAGCTTTTGTAATCTCTCGGTCTCTATCTATATTTTTGAGCTCGTATGCTAGTTCTTTGAGTGAGTCCTTGAGCTGAGCCATAGCAATCTCGTTAGCTTCCATTGCTTTTTTAAAGGGATTAACAATAAATCCCCATACTCCCAAAATAGATAAAGCAGCACCTGCAAAAGCGCCAACTTGCACAAAATCTATCATTAAGTTACCTCACTCTGATTCTTTATCAGTAACTTTTTGACTAAGTAACTCAAGCACAACATCTCGTAAATTAAATAATTTAGGTACTGCTTCGAAATCACAAATACCATTCGCAACACGACGGTACCAAACGTCAACAATAAGATGATCTTTTTTAAAAGTATATGTCATATTAAATTCTCCTTTTTTTATTAAATAATATAGTGTTATAACGGTATTCAACGTTAATTCCATTAGCTTGATTCCATCGATGTAGACGGCACGGAAAGGCTAGATACACTTGATGTCACTAAGTCAGTTAACTCGACAACTGCTTTATCAACTTTAAGCTGCATATCTTTTGTTGCTTGCGACATCTTAGAAATTGCCTCATCAGCCTCTGCAATTTTTTTGATTAAAGTTACTTTGTCAGCTTTTAGTTGCTCAATATCTTTTACAGACTCAAGCATTGCGAAATCAACGACATTTTCTTTTGCAAAAGTTTCAAGTACAAGTCTTATCAGTGATTGATTATCCTTATCAACATGATTACCAATTAGCTCTTGTGGTAAATATGTACCATCGTCGCCTTGTAAGCGTACATCCGTTTTTACAACCACTCCATCTTGATAGATTGGAAATGGTTTTCCAACAATGTTCCATTGTTTCATGTTACTCACCTCACTTTGCTCCTGGCTTAGTTATCTCATCTAATTGCTGATTTAACTCAGCAATTTGTAATTGTAATTGCTCATTTTGAGCTTGTAGAGTTGCTTTATCTAAAGATAATTGCGCTATTTGTAAAGCTAAATTTGATTTTATTTTTTCTTCCATTTTTTCTCCTAAATCTTTCCTGGAATAGTATAACTGTAGCCTTTTTCAGTCGTTTTATTATTGTGTAGTAGCTGCAAGTTATCAATAATCATATTAATTGTATCTTTCATGCTTGTATAAGTTGATGTATTTTTCCATAGCCAAATATCTCCTACTTTTATCTTAGACGTTACACGATGATTTATGTTACGTGCATCTATTGATAGCTGATTTGGCAAAGTAATGATTTCCCAACCATCAGCGTTAGTGTACGCAGAGCTTGCTAAGTGAATACTATCGCCAACTAAATCAAGAGTATCGATGTCTTTACCATTCCAAGCGCGAATACCTACGAAACCACCGTCGTTTGACGATTCACTTCCCCATCGATTAGAACCTATAACCGTTACGCCAGCCGCGCCCTTTCCTTCAACATTACCTGTTGCAAATTTAACGAATTGGTTAGGATAACCTGCAGTAATACGTTTGATAGCTGGATTATCTGTGTAAAATTCAATTTGTCCTGTATTAAGATCGGTTAACATTGCACCGTTTTGCGATATTAAAACGCCGCTACGTATCAGGTCCGCTGACATTCTTCCGCTGGTAATATTACTAGCATCTAAATTAATGACATTTATACGATTAGCATCAATTGTTCCTGCTGTAATCTTATCTGCAGTTAAATCTTTTATCATCGCATTAGTAATAATGCCATTATCAATAATAGATTGACCTGACAAATGTATTAACTTACCTTCCAGTTTTACGTTACCATCAGTCAAATTAAGCTGACTCAATACAGTACCGTTAGAAGTCAAATTTTTAATAGCCCAACTGTTCGCTGTTTGTGCGACTATTGTATTAATCGCAGTAACATTATCTTTGATATCTTGCTTGGATTCAGACCAGGGTAGATCAGCAGTACCTTTAGATAACATAAAACCACCAACCATAAACCAGCCTGGATCACTGGCCAACATTGCGAACCGTGGTCTGATTTTACCGTCTCGAGTTGGAATAAATGTTATTTTAAATCGTCTAATGGTTTGAGTGACGTCTTTAATAATAGTTTCACGAGGAGTTGTGCTTGTAATATGATGATTCCAAAGATCATACAAGTAGAAATATAGATTTCCTGCTTGTTCTCTAGAAATGTATGCAGTAAACGTATACTCTTGATCTTTTTTGACATCATATTCGATTAAAGGTGACACCTTATTACCGCTTACCCATTTTTTAAAAACAAATGGGTAAGGCGATTGTGTTAGATCCTCTAGTACTGCACCTTCTGTTTGCCATCCTGTGAATTTTTTTGTGCCAGGTAAAATGTTGTTATCAAGCTGACTAACTGTTGCAACTATACCGTCAGCCGTTTGGGTAACTCGTGACAAGCGTCCATCCACATTAGATACTGTTGATTGTATATTATCAACTTTTTGTATTGTAGCTGTCAGACTCTCGTTTTGTTTACCAATCAGTTGACTATGACTATTAACTGTATCGTTGATTTTATTAAATTCAACAGTCATTTTATCTTCTTGATCCGCTGGGGACTCTGAATAGTCACTTGTAACATTTCCATGTTCAAGCTGGTAACCTGCAATATACAACCAACCATTTTCATTAAAGCGTTCGAAGCGTGGTAAAATATAGCCATCAGAAGTTACGTTAAATTTAATAACGATACGTTGCCAATCCGTGTTTAAAGTGATCGACTTGAAACTAATACTTATCTTAGCCTGTTGCGATTGATCATTTGGTAACAAATATAAATTAACAACATCATTATCTATGCTTGATTTAGCATATGCACTAAAAACGTAATTCTCTCCGCTTTTTACAGCATACAATTGTGATATACCACTCCACATTGCTTTGCGCTTTAGCACTGTTAAGCTAAAATTACCAATAGTCAAGTTATCGTCATCAGATTGCCAGTTATTACGATTAAACCAATTTTTAGTCCAATTTTTAGTACCAGATAGTAGATTAACTGTACCTATCTTTAAATTATCAATAGTATTATTAACACGAGTTATTTCTCTGCTAAAACTATCTGCAGTTTCCTTGACTTTATTATCAGCGATAACAGCAGACTTACTTGTAATCAACGCTTCAATATTTGTTTGAGATAATCTCGTTGTAATTTCATTAGCCGTTTGTGTGACTTGGGTCTGTAGACTGCTAAGCGTACCATCAACAGTCTTTTTGTTAGCAGTAATACTTGTACTATTTTGATCAATCGTCTGCTTATAATTAGCGAGTGTTTGAGTGATATCTCCATCTTTTTTTAACAATGCCTCGTAGCTAGTTTGTAATCCTTTGACTGTACCATCAAGTTGTGTCAGTTGCAGATTAGTTGTTGAATAATGCTCAACTTCTGTTTTAGATAACGCAGACATTTTATCCGTCAGTTTTTTAGATTCACTAATAAGGTTTGTCAATGCTTCTGTAGCATCTTTTTTGGCAGAATCAGACAAATTCTTTGCTTGATTAATTAATTCGTCTTGGCTAACATTTTTAGCAACAATTGCATTATATTTTTCAGTTAACTGTTCATCAGCAAGTTTCATTGCTGCATTAACCTCTATGATTTTATTAGTAATTTCTTTCTTTACAAAATCAATATCGTCGCTAAAAGAATTGATAATCCATTCAGCACCATTCCAGAAATACATTCTGGTAGTATCGCCAACAGTTAAAAAAAGCAAATCACCCTTTCTTAGCGTGCCTTTTGGATCATCTACTGGCATCTCCGTACCATAGTAGTTAGTGTTTTTACCATCAGCTGATGCTAGTGCTTGATTTGCTTTAAATACTGCATTATCTAGTATTTCTTGGTTATTATTAATCTTACTTGATAATTGGCTAACAGCTACAGTTTGTTTTTTGATTGTACCAATATCGTTACAAGTGACTTTATGGTTAATCAGCTGACCTGTTACATCATACTCACTTTCAAACGATACTATTCGGATTTTTTCCTTAAATCCTAGTGTCTCATTGATAGCCATAATATAATCACCGGCAATAGGTTGAGTGTACTGATAACCTGCTTTTGTAAGATCTTCAATGTCAATTTTTACAGCGATATTGTAAGACGAATCTACATTTTGTTTTAGTACTGATTTTAAATTGTCAGCGTTAGTGTACCGCTCATCAACAACAGGCTCACCCTCAATTCGTCCATATTCCTTTGCAAGTGGACTTTCATATTCTACTTCGAGCCTTCCTTTGGAATGATCCTCTTGGTCAGTCCACGCTCCAAAACCCTTCTGATATGTAATAAAATCATTGATTTTCTTTTCAATTATGATTTCATTCATATTGAAATTTTTACGTACGATTGTTGATAAATCTGTTCCTGTTTTTTGTAGAATTCGAACAACCTTGCCACGAACAAAAAATTCAACTCCTGCACTCTTAATGATGTCATTAAATAAATCAAGTCGCGATTTATATCCAAACGATTGCTTTTCGAAAGATTTGACAACTACTTCTAAACTGTAAGTATACCCGCTGCCATTAAAAATAAAGTTCAAATATGCTTGGAAAGTATGTGAACCATCATTTAATTGCTTATGTAGTGATGATTTATCAAAATCATAAAAAAATTGATGAACTGCATCAAATTCAACTTGAATTTTGTTACCAGTATCAGTAGGTTTAGCATAAATAATCTTGTAATACTCATCATCAAACTCAAGTTTCCAACCTTTATCGACCTTGTTTAGTACCTCTTCGTTAGTATAAATTGTTCCTGATAAAGACCTTTCTCCGTTAACTGCATTAGTTGTTTTAACAACAGCTTGAGCTTCAAACTCATTATCTTTATGATCTAAAAAAGTTGTCAATCTATCACTTCCTTACTTGTAAAGTTCTTTAAAGTTTAAAAACTTGATTGTGCCTTGAAAATTTGTGCTGTAGAGAATAGTCTTGTTGACTTTTTGCTTTAAAACAAAATATTCATGATTGGTTCTAGCAGTCACATTTATCTTATTCAATGTTGTGGATATACCAGTGATTACAATAACGTCGCCTTGATTAAGTGGTGCACTATATTGATAAGCCCAGCGCCTCCCATCGATTTCAAGATAAAAACTACTTTGTCCACCAGTTGAAGTTAACTCTACAGACCATGGGTATTCTAACTGGCTAAAAGGTGCAGTACCAGAATAATTAAACGTTCCGTTAGTAATGACTATATTTTGTGCAATAGTTTCACCAAATGGAAGTTCTGCAGTCTCAAATGCAATTGTAAAGTTGTATTTGAGACCTTCACTAGACTTACCAACAAAAGTGTACTCAGGTTCACTTGAGACATAAACTTTCCAACGATAGTGCCACGCTGTATGAGATTGATTTAATAAGTCTAAATCACCTGCTTTCATCCCAGGCAATTCGAAATCATATAAATTTTCTTTCTGAGGATACATTTTAGTAATGTAAAAAGGCTCACTATCCACTAGTAAGCCATTCACATCATCTTTTTTTGTCATAAAATCTTTAATAGAAGCTACAACTAAGCGCCCATTAACCTTAACTTTTTTTGTGCCATACTTAGCACTAGCAAAGATTTTACCGCTTCGACCTTTCACTGTTCGACTATCAACCTCAAGAGATGATGAACGGTCATCGACATCAAGTATTCGTAGACCAATCTCTGAAAATCGAAAGGATTGATCACTCTTTTGTACTAATAAATCCATTTTTCTCCTCTCTTATGTCGCAAAGTTGAAGTAATTATCTTTATTACTTTCTCTTGCTTCTTTAGATTTAATAGTTGTATAAATTTCATCACCAACAAGTTCATTATGAACCTCGAACGTTGGACTAGTCAATTGTTGGTTGCGTACCTCGTCGCTTAGATTATCAAGTGATGATGATACACCTGCACTTGATATGTTTGCAGATGTCGCTAATTGTGAATCTGTTTCCCATCGCTGATCAGTCACAGCATTAGCGTACTCTTTACCTATTGCATTGATATCATCCATCCAATCCTGCATACCAAGTGCAAAACCTTCACCAGTATAAGCACCAAGTTCTCGCGTTACTCGCGAAGGCGAATGAATATCCATTGCGCTTCTGATTGTTGCAGCGACATTAGCAGCAATACTATTAGCAATAGCCATAATAGTTCCTGCAGTGCTTGCTAGGCCATTTGCAAATCCAATCCCAGTATTATAACCTGCAGATCTAGCACCACTCGCTGCTGCATTCATTGCAGATACAACCGAATTCATTGCACTTCTTGTTACACTCACAGCGCTGTTCATTCCACTTGAAATTGACGAACGAATACTAGACATAGCATTTGAAACTGTAGACTTAGCAGAATTAAAGGAACTTGTAAAGGTGGATTTAATATTATTTCCACCTGATTTTACAGTATTATTAATACTATTCATTCCACTAGTAACAGTGCTGTTCATTCCTGACATTGAACTTGAAACTGTAGATTTAGCTTGTGTAAAACTGCTATTCACACTGTTAGATATATTTGCACCGCCTGATTTTGCAGCATTTGCAGCTTGATTCATCCCTGTAGATACAGTGCTAGTTATACCTGACATGTTATTAGCTACACCACTAGCCATACCAGCTGTAGCACCAGTAACTCCAGAACTCATTCCATTCGCGGAAGTGGTAGCATTTGCTTGTGCAGTTTGCATATTACTTGTTGCCTGTTGCGATAATTCCAAGAAATTCGGTAGAGACCCCAGACTCATTTGGCTAGTAGCGTTATTAACATTAGCAGTCATTTGATTAGCTTGATTAGTAGCATTTGTATTTGCTAAAGTCATGTTCGAACTCAACGCTTCATTAAATCCTGCCGCATTCAGCAAACCTTGATTTGCCATAGATGCTGTTTGTGCATTTACATTTGTTGCCATCTGAGTAGCATTTGTTGTCGCATTTAAATTAGCAAGACCAGTATTTTGACTAATGCTATTTAGCATAGTAGTTGTGTCTATGTTAGTTTGATTAGCCATTGTGGTCGTCTGCATACCAACATTCATAGTCATTGTTGACATGTCTGATGTAACTTTAGCGGCACTTGTTGAGCTCTTTCCTGTGATTTGGTCCCACATAGAACTAAATCCACCTTTAATGCCTTCCCATACCCCTGAAAGAGCATTCGGAATAGCCTCAAGCATAGCTTTGCCAAGTCCTATAATCAATTGAATACCAGCTGAAATAATCTGTGGCAACCCTTTAATAATTGCAACAGCCAACTGCACAACTAACTGTAGCCCTGCAGATATAATTTGTGGTAATGCTTGTGATAAACCAGATATCAATGACTGAATAATCTGCATCGCTGCTTGGATTACCTGTGGTAAATTTTGAATAATACCTTGCACTAACATGATTATAATCTGGATGCCGCCTTGGATTACCTGTGGCAAATACTGAGCTATACCGGAAATAAAACCTGTGATGACTTGGGTTGCAATTTGTACAACTGCGGGTAACATTTGGATAATGCCTTGCACTAAATTAGTTAAGATAGCAATGCCATTATTAACAATGCTTGGCATGTTTGCTTGTAAGCTTGCCCCAAAATTGTTAATAATTTGTTGAGCATATTGAATAATTAGTGGAATATTTTGCACAATTCCTTGAACTAAATTAACTATCAATTCCATACCAACTGCTAAAAGCTGAGGTAATGCACTTGCAATTGAACTAATAAATGTCCCTATAATTTGTATTGCTGAACTAATTAAACTCGTAGCATTTTGTCCAACACCTTGAACTAAACTAGATATTAATTGGACACCTGCTTGAATAATAACAGGTAACAATACAGTAATAGCATTTGCAAATTTAGATATAAGTTCAGCACCACTAGCAATTAATTGAGGTATTTGTGATGTAATGCCATTTACCAAATTAGTGATAATTTGAGAACCTTTAGTAATTGCTATATTTAGCAATTTATCAATTTGAGTACCAAATTGATTGTTTACTAAACCAAGACCTGCTACGACCAATCCTAAAATTGCCGCTGGCCCTATTGCTGCCATAGCAACGCTTACCACAGCTCCCATGGCTTGTGTCATTGCACCGAGTATAGCAACACCTCTCGCTGCCGCAGTTGCAAAAATGGCAGGTAAACCACTTACTGTTGCTGCAAAAGCACCAATTATTCCGCTAGCAGTTGACAATCCACTGGCTACCATTGCTCCGAATGATCCCAACGCTGAACCAACAGTCCCAAGAGCAACACCAATCTTACCAATAATTGATATTAAAGGCATAATAGTTGCAATAGCACTTGCAGGATTTAATAAGGCCCAAGCTGCTATTGCAGTAGGACCTATAGATGCTATCTTTGATTTGATTCTATCAATAGTTGCTGACGATACTTCACCAGTTTTTGCAAATTCACCTAAAGCAGTATTTAATAATCCAAAAGCTGATTTAATTCCACTAGTTAGTGGACTAAAGTCAATATTCACCATCTTGGAGATTCTAGCGAATGCTGCAACAAGGTTTGGCATTATTGAGTTCACAGTTGCAAATGCAGAATTTATAGCTGGCTTAATACTATTAATGGATTCTGCAATGGTCTTCATACCATTAGCTTTGGCAGCTTCATCAAAGGCTGAAATCATACCTGCTACGCCTTTTACGACGGCGGTATGTACGTTCTTCCATGCAGTTCGGATTCCACCAGCCGATGATTGGGCCATCTCAGCAAAACCACCCTGCGCCTTGTTTAGTTCAATCATTTTATCAGCGAATTCTTGGGCAGTAATACTGCCGTCTGAAAGAGCTGCTTTTAAGTCCTGAACACCATTTTTACCAAATCCGAATGACTCTGCCATTTTAGACATTAAGCCAGGGGCAGCTTCAGACACAGAATTAAACTCTTCGGCATATATCTTACCAGACCCCAACGACTGGTTAAACTGTCTAAGTGCTTGCTCAGCCCCTTCAGTAGTCGCTCCATAACCAATCATTGCATTATTAAATGCTAATGCTAGCTCTGTTCCTTTATCTAAGCTACCTGTAGTTATAGCTAATTGTTGGGCACTTTTAACAGCACTGTCTAGTGGTGTAGGAAGTCCTTCAATTCCTTTAGATAATTTATCTATTGATGCTTTAGACTGTTGTGCAGAATACCCAAATAGCGCCATCGTTTTCGGAAAGCGGTTCATGGTATCTACACGACTTATTGCACCGTCCATTGCTCCTGTGATTGCTTGGATTCCTTTCTGAGCAATGGCCATCAAACTAAAAGCAGAAATGATACTTCCCACAGTGCTTCTTAGTTTTTCACCAGCAGATGATGCGCTTGCGAATCTCTGACTAATACCATTTAGGGCACTAGTTGCAGAACTGGACATCCTGCTAAAACTATTGCTAAGACCTGTGCTTAACTTAGTCGCTAAATTAGTAACCGCTGAAGTGATTCTACCCCCAAAACTACTACTGATTTTATCTGCAACAGTACTCGCTTTAGAACTAACAGAGTTGAAAGCAGCTGAGACGGCACTTGTGATCTTAGACGAAAAGCTAACTACTGCACTTGTTGCACTTGTGAATGCGGATTTTATGGGTTGAGGGATGGCGCTCGATAACTTCTGTACGCTATTTTGAATAATTGAAAAAGCTTTATTGAACCCATTCTTTATGGGTTCGGGAATTTTTTCACCGATAGATGCTGCTATCCTTTGAATTTGACCAAGAGATAACTTGAGACCTGTACTATATGCATTACCGAGTCTTTGCCCTAATGATTGACCATTATTTGCTAATTGAGCCATAATTTGACCAATCATCTGTATCATTTTGTTGCTGTTGTTAACTGCAGCATCCTGCGCTTTTCTAAAAGCATTTTGTGTAGTACTAACAATTCTAGCCATAGCTGCCTCATAATCTTTAGTATTTGCACCAATATCAGCGAATATAGCCCCATCAAATGTACCTGCCATTAAATCCCTCTTTTCTTGTTATATCTTGTTATAAATTTTGAAAATGTAAATTGAGCTTCGCTACACGTTCTGCGAAATCGTTTGAAATATTAGTTAGATCTTGTTTATTTTGATAAGTTCGTTTAATTTTGTTACGTTGTTTATCTAATTTGAGCTTATTAGCATTGACGTTTTTAGCATTTAACGTGTATCTGAGATTTAAAGCAAGTTCAGAGAGGTTTTCACGTTCTGCAATTTGCTTGTACTGCAAACCTTCCATAATCGCATCTAATTCCGTTCTTGTACACTTGTAAATAATATCAATGTCCGTCAGGCCAAGTTGAGCACAATTAATTAAGAGATTGCGTCTTTCATTTTCCCAATCATGTCTTTTACGATTTGGATTTGAGCTTCGTCCGCATCTTCTCGAGCTTCTAAATATTTCACTGATTTCTCCATGCTTTCGATATATTTCGAAATCTTCTCTTTGAAAAAACCAGATTCAACCATGTCATTCTCAATTTCTTTAAATAAGGCTTCTGTCGACCCTTCTTCTTCGACTAGCTCTGCGATAGAATCAAGCACTTCATCTTCTGACAATGCTTTTTTACCGCTGCCTACAGACAGCTTGACTAAATCTACTACAGCTGAATCATCACGCTCTAAGATTTTATAAAATAGCGTACCGACGCCGTCAGCGTTACGTTCCCCTGTCTCTTTATTCACAGTCCCAAGTCTATTATTTATCTTAAACATTGTTTTAAAATCAAATTTAATTTCAATACTGCGTTTTGCTACTGTTAATTCCATTTATGTATTTCTCCTTAAAAATAAAAGGTAGCGAAATGCTACCTTATAAATTAGTGTCCTTCTGATAATTTTTCAGGAACTGCTCCCGGTGAACTTCCTGAAACTTCTTTTTTCTGGATATTGTCATAATCGCCAGTAGTTTCGCCTGGGTTTTGATATGCATAAACACTTGTTAGCAAAGCGATATCTTCTGCCGTCAGTGGAAATTTGCCATCTTTTAAACTATCGATAATATTCAATGCATATGATGCTTCTACAAGATCTTCAACACCTTCTGAATATTCAATCTCGTCAATTTTTCCATATCCAAACTTAGCAGGATAAACTTCTCTATCTTTTAAAGTTCCTGAACCTTTTTCTTTCAAAGATTCGTCTGCGATAACACGCCAAACTTTGACAGATTTACCAGTTGTTTTAGCTATTTCTACAATTTCAATTGCTTTGTCTTTCGGTGTGTAGTATGATGTCAAATCAATTGAGTGCTCATCTGTTGCTTTTTCAAGCACACGTCCTTGTTGAGTTTGTTCATCAATAAAATCTCCACCGAGCGTCGTTGTCCCATCTGTGCGATACGCTGGCAGAATTGCTTTACTACCTAATTCAGCATCAACAGATTGAATAAAATAAAATATATTTTTACCTTTAATAGGCTTAGCTGTAGTAATTTCAACTGTAGTTTCCATTTAATTCTCCTTTAAATTAGTATTTCTGTGATATTGATAGCAATATGGTAGACCTCACGACCTACAGAATTATCCATCAATAACTGTGCATTAATCCGTTTGTTTCGTCCTAAGGACATAATCATTCTAGACTTAACCTCCTCTGCATCTGTTCTGCTAGTGGCAGGTAAGAATGCGTCAATATTTAGCCCAAAATCTCCCACAACAGCTCCTGTCTGCGCTGTTTTTGATGTATCCGATACATTGGAACCTATGACAATAAACGGCTCTAAAACGTCCGATTTTGGTAATTTAAAATAGATTGGGATATTAAGTGTTCCCAATCTATTTTTTACCTCATTCAGATATAAAGTTGATGGTGAGTATATCATTGATCACCTCTTAAACATTTTTTTGAGGTTAGCCATTAACACTGGCCATTCTTTTCTCAGGGCAGGGTCTAAAAATGGTTGAGCTTCCATTTTACGAGTACCTAACTCAAGATAAATAGAATATAAAACAGGAGAAACCACTCTATAGTGCAAGAGTTTTTGTTGTTCATTGTAGATTTGACTTCTCAGCCATGTAGTATCAACCGGGGCTAGTATTTTAGCCTGTCTCTCAATCCTAGCTGCTGATTTGCTAAGTTTTTTATCTACAGCGATTCGTGCTGACTTCTGCTTGCGCTCAACACTGCGTAAAAACCTGTCCAGTCCTCGCATACGATAAGTAAGACTCATACATAAATAACCGTGCTATTTTTATGGTGCGCTAGTCCCTTTATCAACCTCGGTTTCCCCTTGTAGATAATCTTGCTAAAGCCATCGTAATGGCCTTGCAAGTGCAACTTAAAAGCGTTCAAATCATATTTACCAAATAACCCCATCTGTTCAGATTTTGTGAAAGTATTTTCCATGCAGGGGATTTTTCCGCTAGGTTTTTCAACAGTTCTTTTATCTAGAAAATCGTCCTGCTCATCGACATACACTAAGATAACTCTATCTTTGTAAATCATTTATGACCTCCTAAATAAATCTAGCGACACCTTTTCCACGGCACCTTTTACCATAAGCAACATTTCTAAGAATTGAGTCATATTCTGTGAGATAGTCTTCCCAACTAAAAGACCGACCTTCTTCAGAATCTGCCTTGGCTCCTTCTGAATTAAGCCGATTATATCTTTTAATAGCTACATCTCTTGCGATAAATGTTAAACGTCGTGGTATTTCTAACAGCTCTTCATCAGAATACTCATTGAGTTTCGCAAGGATACGTTCAATACTTTCGTCAATGGCAAGTTTAATCAATTCGTCTTGTGAGGCATCATTCTTAGCAATACCTTTAAAAATTTTTACCTCAACTAAAAGTAGTTCCTTATCCATTTATTTTACCCTCCTGGAACTGCTCCTGGGACCTCTTTATCTGCTTCAATAGTTGCCTCTACAACTCCTTCAGGAATTTCAGCAAATAGTACATTCGCTCCAAAAAATACTGACTCATAAGTTAAGTTAGATAATTGACGTTGACGAGCTGCAGCAATCAAGCCAGTCTCATCTGTGTAGTCTGCAAATAGACCACCTAAATCTCCACCACGTACATTCAACGAAGCAAAAACAAGATTATCAACTGCAGTTGAGTAAACTTTTCCTTCTGGCACAGATGGCATAACGATAACATTCTGCATCCCTAAAAAGTTCTTTAGTAACGTCATCCCAAAAACATTAGAAGCATCTGCACCTACTTTAGTATCACCAAGGTAATTTGCTACATCTAAAGGAGATACAAAAGAAACAAGTTGAGACCCCTCAAACTCATTAAAAGTAGCTAGTTTTGCCCATGATAAAGATAGTGCCTTCTGAAGACCAGCCCCTTTAACTTTTGTTGGTTTTGTTTTGAGGAATGTAAAGAACGCATCCTTAATTCCATTCTGAAGCTCACGCATAATGCGCTTATCTGCTTCAGTGATAGCACGAGCTGCACCATGGCGAGCAATTGCCTCAGCTGTAGTTGCACGACGTTTCTTGAACCACTTCACTGTATAGTCTTTATCTTTAGTTCGAGTAACCTTAGACAGAGGGATTGTTTCCCCTTCTCCAGGATCAGTTTGATCTAAAGTCACTTCCCACTTATAGGTCTGAATTTTTAAATCACTGGTTAACTCTTCACGACGAGTAACCCCTAGTAGTTTCAGTAAGTCATTAATGTTTTTGGAAAACTTGTTAACAAAATCAATCGATTTAATGTCTCCCAAGTCTGCCATGGTGTTTAAATTTTTTTCAGCCATAATATTCCTTTCTTATTCTTAAAATAAGTTACGATTTTCAGCAATTAAACGCATACGTTCGTCGTCGTCTTCTACTGCCATAATCTCAGCTTTAGTCATGCCGACAGAGCCGTTGCCAGTCCGTGGTGGCTTCTGAGTCAAACGATTATTAACGCGCTTTTCAACAGCCTTATCAAAAATAATTTGTAAATTATCAATATTAGTCTTAACTTCTTCTGCAGTAGTACCTAAAACAACATCAATAAATTCTAATGGCAAACCTTTTTCCACAAGGAGCGTTTGAGTCTCAATACGCATTTCACGTTCTGCGACTGCTTTTTCTCGTTCTGCGATTGCATCAAGACGTTTTTGTTCTTCTTCCTTAGCACGTTCATCCTTGGACATTTTGGCCAATCGTTCGCCCTCAGTACGTGCCTTTTCAATAGCGTCAGATTGTTCTGCTTCCCATTTAGCTCGCTCAGCAGTCATCATTTTTGAAATATCCGCACGAGTAAATGTACGCTCATGTTCTTGCTTAGCTTGTTCAACAGCTTCTTTCTGAGTGTCGACTTGCTCAGTAGTTTCTGTTGCTACATTTTCTTCTGCCATAATTTTCTCCTTTAGTGGTTACGCCACCAACCGATAGTCTAGTTTTACGTCCTGCGACGAAACAGTGTAGCTTTTAGTGTCATCAACAAGTTTGGACATAATAAAAAGCCGTATCGCTACGACTAATCTAAATGATTAGTAATTATTTCTTCCATTTTTTCTTATAGTTATTCTTTATATAATCAAGTTCGTTATTTGTCGCTTGAGCATTATGTTCTACAATTTGTTCAAGTTGTTCAATTCTTTTATGTTGATTTCTAAGAGCTTCTGCTTGCATGGCATTCTCTGCGATAAGCATCACAATAGCTCGTTCGAGTTTACGTTTCTTCTTAATTCGTTTATTCATTGCTTTATCCTTCCTTCTTCACTTCTGCAATAATTGACTTAACTGCTATTGCTGCAATGCCAATAATCAATATGAGCACCAATACACCCAGTGCTACTAATACCATTCGCCAAATAAACATATCTTCCTCCTTGATAATTCTGCTATACTGGTGTATACTTATGGTAGTGAAAGACGGTGGTCTAACGCCCATGAAGCAGTTTTCTGTGGAGGCGGTGGGTCATCGTCTTTCTTTTTCTACTACAGCTAACACCTCGTCTTTGTTTTTGATAATTGATATATTGAGACCCCTGCGATCTATCTTATAAATATGTTCTAACTGCCCCAGTATTTCTTCAAAAGATAGTGGGGTTTTTGTGATATCAAAAATGATATTAGGTGCTTGCTTTTTTGCTTTTCGTAGATTACCATCGATGACGTTTTTACCTGAACCTGTGATTTCTTTCAAGTCAAATGGAACGTCGTCAACTAAATAGTCTGGAGTGTTAATATTTTCGGGGAAATTAACCCTCGGAACCATTTCAACTTGTAATCCTGTCTTCTTAGATAACCAGTTAGCAACTCTATATTCGTAGTTTGAATGGTCAAGTACTACGTTATGACCATCAACTCTGTAAGTTCCGCCTCCTTTAGTGTACTCATTCAGCATAGATATTTGAGACTCATACTCTTGCCCATCTATCCAATCTGATGTGACATCCTTAAAATACTTAGTACTTTTATCAGCGATAGGTTCAACATCGGTATTAAGTTCATCCTCGTCAGGAATAATTGTAGTCCTACAATTAAAGTGATATGGAGCAGCATTAATTCCGGGCTGCATTTCAGATAAGAGTTTCTTTTTATTTTCTCTTGCCTTACTTCGACATATCTGAGTAGTTCTATCATCTAGCTGAACTAAGTCTCGATAATACTTAATACCCGCATCAATGTATCGCTTGGCTGTAGCATTATTGATAATCATCGTGCCATCAGTACGAATAAGCGTTTCAGCCCTATGTCTGGCTACGTCGTAACGTTTGCCCAATTCACGAGCCATTTCTCTAGGACCAAGACCTCTGACAAATCCTTTTTTGAATGCTTCTTGTAAATCTTTTACTAGATTATCAACATTTCCCCAGAGTTGCTCTGAGTAATTATAGCCGTCAAATGGTGTCTTGATTAACTGTTCTAGAGCTGGCCCATTAATTGTTCCTGAGCGACCACCTACAGATTTTTGGTAAGCATAACTAGCTGCCTTTCTTAGATGATCGCTAAACAAACCATCTAAGATACCTCTCATAGTACCTGCACGATGTATAAGCTCTAAATTAAGCATGTCAAGACGAGTAGCCTGCGCTGATACATATTGTTCATTAATACGTTTAAGTAGCTCTGGGTCTTTCTCAGCTTGCTCTCTATATCGATTGGCATTTGCTGCATAATCACTTAAATCTTCGTGTCTAAGCTTCTTAACAGCATCTTGATAAGTTATCTTATTATCTTCAGCAAAACGATTATAAAAATCATATAAATCCTTTTGTAAAGACAATGATTGGTTACTATATACTCTAGATAATTCATTGAAAATATCTAAGTCTGCTCTATCTAAATAACTAACAATATCTTCTTGACGTTTTTGCCAGTAATCAAGATGGTCCTGCTGTTGGTTCTTCTTGTCCATTAGCATCACCTACATTTCTTGGTTCTGGCATTACTTGCTTCTCGTCAGCCTCTTCTTTCAGACGTTTTAATTCAGCTTCAGCATCGACACCAGTTACTGCGTTTAAAATTTCAAAAATAGTTTGATCGCTAACAATTCCATAAAGACTCTGTGCAGCCGAAACAATTTCATTATCATTCTGCGGCACATTAGGAGTAAATACTATACTAGTATCATTAACTTGACTATATACCGTCGATTCGTTCCCCTTGATTGACCAGATATTGGCAGCTAAACGTAAACGTCTCATGAGTCCTTTTTTGAACAACCGTTCTTGCTTTTCACGGTAATTATCTGAAGCCATTAGCTTATACTTCATTGACTCGCCAGATTGAACACCAGAGAATTTTAAATCTTGAATATCGGGAGTAAAAGTAAAGCGTAAGATATCTGACACTAGTCTGTTTTTATACGCTTCACTTCCTGCCATATCATATTCTTTTTTTAGATAATACGCATCTGGCTTAGCACCATCCGGGTTAGGATTGTCATCAAGGACAATAACTTTTGCCTTCTTGAATCCAATAGATATACCTAAACGACCGTTTGGATTTATACGTCCATCTTCAAAAAAATCATTTTCGTCTGCTCCTGTATACGGATTACCAGAGAGAACTAGGATTGCATCTACAGAATCTTGTTGAAAGTTAGCAAGCTCTGACTGTGATAAGTCGTATGCATCAATATTATCTAAGACTGATTCATAAGCGCCTGCTCTATCATCATTATTAGAATATTCATTAACTGGAACACCACTAAAGTAATGTTCTTCTTCATCTTTCAGACTCATTCCTTTTGTTTCTTGATTAAAGTCCTCGTAAGTAAATATCATATTTGAAGTATAGACCTTAACAATTTGCTTACGTTTACCTGCGCCGTAATCGATGTCGTAGAAATGTACAGCCATCAAAGAATTATGTTGATAAGTATCATCATAAATAACAAATGTCTGTTCTGCGGGTAGTTGATAGAGTTTAATTTCTGTCCCATTATCTACTTCTTCAACGGTTAAAAGCTCGTAAGCACGACCGTAAATGGATAAGTCCGTTTTGATTGCTACATTGTGATAGTCTTCGTTGTTACGAACACTCATAAGATTAATGTTTTTTTGAATATCACTATCTTCGTTCTTGTACTCGACAGGCACACCAAGCATATAACCTTGCTCAAAGACTGTAATGTACTTAGCAAAATCACTAGCAATACGATTGTCAGCTGCATATTCATCGGTCTTTGCTGGACGATATTTGATATTGTTATCACCAAGATAATATCGCTTTAACTCTTTCAATCGGTCTAGTTGCTCAGTCTCAAAACTAGAAATATATTTTTTTAACTGATCAATCCATTTCTGCGAATTATATTCAATAGCATCAAAATCTTCTTGCAACATGATAAATTGCCTGTTCGCATTTTCATTAAATCTTGTTCCTGATAAAAATTTTCTTTCAAACAAGTTCAAATCCCTCTCTATCTAAAATAATATTTAGCATTATTTAGTCGTTTATTTCTGTCAGATGATTGATATATTCTATCTTGTACTGCATATCTGATAGCATCAATGCAATGGTTATAGCTGTCAACTGGCTCATTGATATACTCGTTAGTTTTCTTATCTTTTTTCCAAGTGTAATTCTCCAGCTCTTCAATTGTTTTAACACACCTTTCGTCAACAACGATATCGTACTGTAGCATGTACTGAATTCCTTGCATAACTGAACCAGCTCCTTTTTTTACATCAATCATTCTTTGAATACCTAAATTTCTCAACTCTTGGTTAGATTTCTTTTCAGCTGAATCCCCTCTGATTTCTTCTTTGGCATATCCGAGGCTCTTTATAGCATTAGCTATTTTATCATTGGTCAAATTCTTTCTGACATATTCCTCCAAGATGTATAGCTTCTTGTTTGCATCATCGATTTTGACATGCAAAAATGCCGAAGGATCATTAATGAATCCGTAGTCCAAACCAAAAAAAGAAGGCAAGTGTGATAACTTGTCTTTGTTTAGTATTCTTTTTTCATACTTTGGAAATATGAGCTTTTCTAAAGTCGCGAACTGACCTAGAGCATAAATCTTGTAATAAGCTTCGTTTCTGTTTGCTAGTTCCTCTATATTTTCTCTAGTAACATCATCTAAAAACCTATTATCTTTATATGTAGTTTGATAAACTACAGTGTTTTTAGGTGACTTGATAAAGAAAGCTTTATAAACCCAGTTTGCTTTACTCACAGGATTGAACATGAGATAGACTTGCTTCTCTAGATGTTTCTTATCCCTTAAACGCAAAGTCAACTGTGTGTAATCATCAAGTGTAAACTCACTAGCTTCTTCCATTACAACATCAGATATCCCTTTAATTGACTTAATCTTTTCTGGATTATCCATGCCTTTGAAAATAAATTCCGAGCCATTCGGCAATGTTATTCTAAAAGCTGACATATTTATCTTGCATTTATCCAAGACGCCAAAATACGACAAGTTAGACATAATATCAGCAAATACAGAGTCTCTGACAGTTGCACCAACTTTTCGAAGGACAAGAATCTTTCTCGGATGTTTAAACTTTGGATTGAGTGCTTTTAAGATAATTTTTTGGAATACACCGTGTGATTTTCCAGAAGATGCACCTCCATAGTGTACCTCTGTGAAGTTATCGTAATTATATAGTTTATCGTAGATATGTTTATTAAAGACTTTGCTAGGATACTTGATGACAATATTAATTTTAGGGCGTTGCTTAGTCGTCATCCCACTCACCTACACTGATGGTTACATCTGAACTTATATCCATTTCAATTTTGTCAGTGAATAATCTGTACCGCTTACCTAGTAGCTCAGCTGCCTTGATTCTATCTTTTGCACCTACATCAATATCGACAATCTCTTGTCCTAACTCCCCGATGCTGATCAGTGTTTTTTCTTGCTGATCGCCTCGCATGATTGATGTAAGGTATTGTAAAACTTCTTCTTGCGTGGCAATCTTTGCAGATTCAAGCTTTTCAATCCTTTCATCTATATAAGCTTTAATGTCAGGTTTGGTCAAGTTTTCTTGACCTATTGACCTCGCTGTCTTTTTACTGTAACCTGCTTTAATAGCCGCTGCTGTCGCGTTAGCTGAGATGATGTACTCATCTGCAAAACGCTTTTGTTTTAGTGTTAATTTACTCAATTTTCCATCACCTCCTTCGTGACATAATAAAAAGACAAGACACTATTTGCCTTGCCTTCAAACTCATACTACCAATTTATCATCAAAAAAGTGAGAAAACCACCCTTTTTTGTCTCAAACTTACAATTTTCCAATTTGTTGTGCAAATAGAGTCAAAATTCTATCCCTTTTTCGGTAGGTTCCTGCTCTAGACGTATGAATCTTATAAGCTATCTCCTCCCAGGTATTATTAGAACCAGTTCCCCACCTTAGATCAAAAATATAATTCAATTCATCGTCAAGCAGTGCTTTAACCCTATCAACACTTTCTCTGAAGTTTTCATAACTTTTGATTTTACCGTCCTTTGACCACTTTATGACAATATCTTCTGTCTCTTTAGCTACTAGATTAGACTTCCCCCCGCCTACATTGATATCTGTACTAACAGGCGTCTGCAGCTCAAGTTTTCTAATTGCAATTTTACGTTCAATATCGCGATAATCAAACAACCACTCATCAAAAGCCTTTAACTGTGCGTTAGATAATTTACTCATTCCGTCACCTCTTCTCTAAACTGCCATGCCCAGTCAAAGTCTTTGCGGATTTCGGATTCGGTGACGTTTCTAATATTTTTGTATTCCTCTAATTGATCTTCATATGCTTCAATTAATTTTAGTTTCTTGTTTACCTTTACTAAAATTATTTTTAAATCACTATTCGGATTTGGTATCTCAACCGTATACAGCTTCTCTTTTTCGATTGTGATATTTGGATAAGCTAGCCAAGCTTCATAAAACTCACGTTCATTGTGAGTTAGCCACTCTCTAACTTCATCAGATTGTCGACTCATGTGTTGATGTAAATAATCTACATCATCATCAAAGCTTTTAATCACGTCAAATATCATTTGTGGCACTTCTGGTTTTGGTTTGTCGAGTTTAATTTGATTAAGAATCTGAATAACATCAGCAAGTTTCAAATCATACGGCTTAGTTTGTAAATCTCTATATGCTATGTTATGTAATTTTTCTTTCGCTTCTTCAAACTTCATTTGCTACCTCGCTTAACTTCTTCAACAATTTCAATTTCTACACCTATTGCGTCCATGTAACCAGCGTATCTTTCTTGTTCGTAATTATCCAGATCATTGTCAAATTCTTTATTAAGTCTTTTTAAAATTTCGTCAATCATACCCTATCCCCCATTTCCAATCACCAAAAAATAAATAAATCTCTACTTAGTACAACTGGTTTACCAAAGATTTTATATGATGACTCAAGATTTTTTATTTCAACATCAAAACCATCACCAAGTCGGTATTTTAGTAAATCTATTGTTTTTTGGCTGTCAAGTCGTCTAGCTAAGTATTCATCATTTTTTGGAATAGAGATTTTATAACCAGAGAATCCTTTCATCGCAGACTGTTTAAGTTTCTCCTCGATTTTTAAACCATCAAAGTACCTATCAAACCATTTTTTGTGAGATTCTGAACCGCATTCTTTTACTTCATCAATTAATGACAACTTTATCCCCCATTTCCTGTCAACTCCGCAATCCGCTTTGTCTGTCTCTGATTTTGCTCTGACGACTCTTTCAAACGGTACTGCGTGCGTATTAGTTGCTGTTGTAAACCTGTGATTTGTGGTTGGTAGTAGTTGTACAATGCAATATTTGTTGTTAACAACACGCTGACTGCTACAGTTAATACAACAATCACAATTGACTGTTTGTGTAATTTGTTGTTTTGTTCGTTCATTCGTTCACACTTTCTAGTAACCAATATTCAACGAGACGTTTTGTATATTCGAGTGCTTTTTCTAAATCCTGAGTCGCATTGCCTTTGTATCTATGTCGTTTAATGTATTTATCAATGTGACTTTCCATGATTGCGACAAACTGGTCCCATGGGTATGTCTTATACCACGACTCAATCAAATCAATTTTCCCCATGATTATAATGCTTTGGTTTATGTACTAATTCACCTGTCATTTTGTTTTCCTTTCTAGCCACTCCCAAATCATGTGGAATTGGCCATTCACCAAATCGTCGTTGCCATAACTCTCGCAAATATCAACGATTGACATATTAACCCATACCCAATATTGTTCAGTTCCAAAACCAAGCTCCTGCATTTTTTTGTTACTTTCTCTCATCCAGCCAGGAACCACTCGTTCAAAAAAATCAATATAATCAATTTTCATAACTCTTCCACCTTCACATATATTCCTACTGTATCAGCCCAGAACTTCTCAATAATTTCCGAAGCAACCTGCGCATCATCATTCCAAAATCCCAATTCAGTCATGCAATCTTTAGGTAACTTGTTCAAATTATCTGTGTCGGGTTTAGTATCTTTATATTGTCCGTTTACTGATTTTTTGATTTTCGGAAATAACCACTTGGTTGTTAGTCTTATTGGACCATTTAATTTTTCTTTAGGGACATGTTGAGCAAACTTATCCATAAACATTGCCCTAGCTTCCTTTAGTGAATCTGGTTCATAGAATTGTGGTTTCCCATTTACCACACGGACCTTTTTTTGCTGATGTGTTGTGGTTGGTATTTTTTTCATTGGGATAAAAAATTCAATTGTCATGATCAACATTATCCAAGTTTATTTTTTCAATTGCTGCACGTTGTTCTAAAATTTTTAGATAAGCTCCCATTGCATGCCATTGTGCTACTAATAATTCAATAGGACATTGTAATTTAAAATCTAGACTATCAATATAAAATTTATTAATTAATACTGATAATTTTTCTGCACGGCTTTTTAATTCTTGATATTTAACAATCATTCTTTTTTTGTATTCTTTCATTTTTGTCACTTCCCATCTTTTTTTATTTTCGCGCATAGTCAATGTCAAGGGACATGGTTACAGGGTTACAAGGGGCGGATGCATAGCCCCCTTGTTCCTGTTCATGTACCCATTGACCAATTGGGACATTTCCTAAATATTCTTCTTTCGGAGAAAGAGAATATTCTGTCCCTCAATTTTGTCCCTCAAAAGTCAAGGACATTTTCGAGAAATTTTCGAGTTTGTCCCTATTTTTGTCCCTGAAAATCATGTAATAGGGACACGGACATTTTCGAGTTTGTCCCTATTTTTCAGGGACATTTTCGAGGGACACTTTCGAATTTGACCCTCGATTTTGTCTGTCCCTGTCCCTGTCCCTCTGTGAAATATTCACAAACTTTTATTGGTTTTAGGTTCTTCTATTGGTAAAATTTGTTTATTTTTAACTTCAAATTTACCGTTTTCTTTTATCCATCTACGAATAGTTTTTTCAGAAACTGGCTTATCTTCAGTAGAAAAATATTCGATTAAGTTATCGATTGTGACTGGCTCTATTCCATCATTCAATGAATTAATTGCAGTCTCTACTTTTTGAGATTTCTTTTCCCTGGACTCTCTTGGACTCTTCTTCTCAAAATTCTTCTTCCAAGTCGGCACATTATCTTCTAGTGATATATCAGCCAAGACACCCGTTGTGTCTACATCATGCACTGGATAGCTAAACCACATGTTAACTGGTTGGAATTTAGCAAACTCGCGTAAAGTCCCTTCAACTCGCCAGGCAGTGGAAATCTCCACCTCATACTGGGCTTTCTTGACCGCTTCCAGATAGGGCTGTTTAATCATGATGTCCTTGATAGCCTTGTCAAAATGTTGCTGCATCTGATAACGACTTTCCAAATCATCTAGCGTTACTTCCTGTTGATAGTAGGCTAGCGCTTTTTCTTGCAAGGCTTGTTGGTAAATCTTAGCGGCTGCTTTTTCTGAGCGTGACTTGATGAGTTCCTCAGTCAATTCTAGCTCTACTAGGTCAATCAGTGCATCAGGGTCACGGGCAAACACTCCTGAACCACTTGCACGGTCCATAGATTTTTTACCGCCTTGGCTCCCCTTTGAGTGATGGTGGCAGTAAATCACACTACAACCTAACTCAGTAGCTACTTTGTCAAACTGATTGGTAAAGTGAGCCATTTGGTCCGCACTATTTTCATCACCAGTCAGCACCTTATAGATAGGGTCAATGATGACCGCTTGGTAATTTTTCTTTAAGCTACGACGGATAAGCTTAGGCGCTAACTTGTCCATGGGAACGGTCTTTCCACGTAGGTTCCAAATATCAATATTCTTGATGTTTGCTGGTGGCAAGCTCATAGCTTCGTATACATCACGGAAGCGATGCAAAGCTGACGGTCTATCCAGTTCCAGATTGACATACAAGACCTTACCTTGTTCACACTGCCAGCCTAACCATTCTTTACCTTCAGCCAGCGCGATGGATAGCTCAATTAATGCAAACGACTTACCAGCTTTTGATGGTCCAGCAATCAACATCTTGTGGCCTTGACGCAAAACTCCTTTGATGAGTTCCGGTGCCAATTCTGGCATATTATCCCATTCGTCAGCTAGCGTCTCTGGGTCAGGCAAATCGTCATTTAAATCTTCAATCCATTGATACCATTCTTCGTAGTTGGTTTTACCCACATTAGTATCAATCAAGAATTGCTTGTGCCCATTCCGAGTCACACCAGGCATGCGTGATAATCGACTAGGGTTGCGGTTCTGTGTGTCAATATCAAGTCCATTCTTTTTACAAATTTGATAGATATAATCAACCCGTTTGCGGTACTCCTGATAATCACGAGCATCTACTTTGACAATAGCGTGTAATGATTTTTTACCGCTATGGACTAAGGTTGCTATTGGCAATTCTAGTTCTTTAAACAAAGCATACTGTTTACCAAGTTCCATGCTGTCGGATTCAACCAAGGCATATCTAAAGTCTGTTACATTGTCATTCTTGACACCATTTCCATCTAGTGGATTAAAACGAATCCATGCACCAGCCTCTTCTTTGAAGTCTCCAAATACTGCTCCTAAGTCAGTAGGATTTTTTTGGAGTGATTCAATCAGTTGACCAGCAGTCCTGTCATACGCTCCTTTTGTTGGTTTATAAACAATCTCTCCCGTATCAAGGGTAATTGGATAGGTCTCTGTTACATAACCAACTTTGTCAGTTGATTCAAATAAGGTATCTATGTAAGTAATTAAATCTTGAACTGGATTCCAGTTTCTTGGCTCTTGAATCTCTTTCGATTCAATCCAATTTTTATCGACAATCTTATAATCACGATCGATTGTATCGTCCCAGCTGAGTTCATGAGCATCATCGCTGTTACGATACTCTGATGATGTCCATCCATTATCTTTAGCTAGCTGTGTGATTGTTGCCCCTGTGATAGTCCCAAAGCCATTGCCTTGGAAACTATCCCATTTTGCAAAACACTCACCTTTTTTATATCTACTATCAGATTGTGACCAAACATCCCAATCCATTGCTGTATAACCTTCATGCTTTAGGGCCATTCCTACTTGAACCCATGTTTGATAGTCTACCGTGGCAGGATTGATATAATCCAGCAACGGTAGCAAATTAAAATCATTCTCTGCCATGTTATCCTTTCTGCACATGTTATCCTTTCTGCATTTGATATAATTAACCTAAAGAAAGGAGGTCAACTATATGCCTGAAATAAAAATTACTTTTTCAGATGGTTCTATTGTTATATTTCACGAAGAACAGAGTTTTCAAAGTGTAGTAAAATCAAATGATGCTATGTCCTTATCAAAAATATATTCATTATGGAACCATGTTCATGATGGATTAATTCCTAGCTTCTTAGAATTAATTGCTAACTCGCAATTTTTCTTTGACTTAGAAAACCCACAAATTTATTACGCTTCAAATGCTGTTATAAAAATTGAAGCTATTTAATAATTCTGCTATTCAAGGCAATATCTCTGATTTTTTCTTGAATAGCTTTTTTTACTACTTGCCCAAACTCGGTGAGACTTGAGTGTTTATCGACATATAAAATTGCCTCCGAATATGTTTCGGATTTTTCGATTGCTTCATCAGCAAAATTTGAAATAAACTTTTCAATCTGTTCATTAATATTTTCCATTTTTTCTCCTATTCTGGTTGATATTCTCGAGCATTGATGCCTTTTGGTAGGCGCCATCCGCTAGCAGCAATACGATTAATCATGTTTGATGCTACTTCAAATTTCCACATACCTACATTTTTGAAACCGTATCGCTCAAGCATTCGTATTTGTTTTGGAGTTGTTAGACCTGATTGACGACGTTTATCCAGTCTATCTAATAATTTGGCAGCCTTACCAGCATTCCCAATTTCGTCAGTAAATATGCCAAATTTCTCAAGTGTTTTAAGTTGTTTTTCAGAAGCTGGCGCCATCTCCCAACCAAATTCCGGTACATAGTCCACTAAGTCTTCAGCGTTGATAGACATTTCAAATTGCAACGGATCAACTAATGCACGTTTACGTTTACGCATTTCTGCTAACTGCTTAGCGAGTGCTTCTTCTCGCTCTGCAACAACATCTTTGCTGGCTACTTCTTCAGCTTCTAACAATTCAAAAGCTACTTCAGTTTCATCGGTCATGTTCTCGACCATTTTTTGTGCAACTTCTGGTGTTTTTGCAATTAGATGAGCAGGACGACAAAGCTCATGGCGTTCGGTATGCCATAAAAAATCTAATAACAGTAGTTTTTCTTTCCCCGGCGCTAATCGTGTGCCACGACCGACCATTTGACTATAAAGAGCTCTTACTTTTGTGGGTCTCAGTACAACTACGCAATCGACTGTCGGGCAATCCCATCCTTCAGTTAAAAGCATTGAATTGCATAGTACATTATATTTATCATTATCAAAGTCTTCTAGGACTTCAGCACGGTCTTTCGATTCTCCATTGACCTCTGCTGCTTTGAATCCTTTTTGGTTTAGAATATCACGGAATTTTTGGGAAGTTTTAACAAGTGGTAAAAATACAACTGTTTTGCGATTAGAACATTGCTTAACCATTTCATCGGCAATTTGTTCTAGGTACGGGTCAAGCGCCGTCCCAATCTCACTTGCTTTAAAATCTCCAGCTTGCTGACTCACTGTAGATAGGTCCAAAGTCAAAGGAATAGTAACTGCTGTAATTTTTGATAAATAACCAGATTTGATAGCATCTACCAAAGAATACTCATAAGCTAAACTATCGAAATATTTACCTAGATTTTGTTTGTCACCACGATCTGGTGTTGCTGTAACTCCCAAAACATTGCTACTATCAAAGTGTTGTAGAACTCTTTGGTAACCGTCTGAAATAGCATGATGCGCTTCATCAACAACAATTGTGTCGAAGTAATCTGTTGGAAATTTACTCAAACGCTTTTCTCGCTGCAACGTCTGCACAGAACCAACAACCACTCGATACCATGAGCCGAGCGATGTACTTTCTGCTTTTTCTAAAGCCGTGCCCAATCCTGTTGCTGTCATTAGCTTATCACTTGCTTGTTCCAGCAACTCTGACCGATGAGCCAATACTAAAACACGTTCGCCTAGTTTAACTCTATCTTCAATAATCTTTGAGAAGACAATAGTCTTACCACAACCAGTAGGAAGGACAAGAAGGGTTTTCTTCTTGCCTTGTTCCCACTCTTGTTGCACTGCTGACCTTGCCTCTTCTTGATATTCTCTAAGTTTGATGTAAATCACACTCCTTTTTGTGTAGGTGTCGTTAAAGCTTTTGTAATACTCCAACCACGATTTAATCTTGTAAGTAAAGTAATATTAGAAATACCAAGTTCACTTGACCATTGTTTTATTGTCTGAGTCTTACCTTTAAATGTGATTAAATGGTTATTTCTTTGATTATTTGCTTGTTCGGTTGAATTAGCCCATCTACAATTAGATGGTTCATAATTTCCGTTAACATCAATACGGTCAATAGATAAATTGTCTCGATAACCATTCGATGATGCCCATTGTTTGAATTGAATATATTCTTCCCATTCGTCACATATAGTTATTCCACGGCCACCGTATTTAATATAATCATTGGAATTTTTATCTCTGCAGCGTTGTCTCATTCCAACCCAAATATTATAAAGACGCTCTTTTCTAGCAAAACCATGTTTAGTAACAATGCATCCGCAACTGGTACTATGACCAGTTGCTAGATTACTACTATTAACAATCGTTAACTTACCGCAATCACATTGACATTTATATTTTGCTTTTGTATATGGATCCTGAGGTAAACGCTCAATCACTACAAGCCTACCAAATCGTTGACCAGTGTAATCTTTAGCTTTTCCCATTAGAATCCTCCCCATCCACCTTGTTGTTGAGGTGCTTGCATTTGACCTTGTTGATATGACTGAGGTGCTGGTTGTTGTTGAGGTGCAAAATTAGTTGTTTGCTGAGCTGGTTGTTGATACGTTGGTTGTGGCGCTTGTGGTTGAGTATTTGCATTCAATACTTTAGTCCAGTCAACGCTATCAGCATAAATCATCGATTTCACTTCATTATAAACATTGTCGTTATATGTTCTATTCTTAACACTACATACACCCGTCGCACCAACTACTGTGTTCCAATTCATTTTTAATGGCTCACCGTGTTTTTTCTGACCAATTGCCCCAAAGAATGCTGATAACATTCCTTCGGTAGAGCTATGTAAAAATAGATTATGCTTCAAACTAGCAACACCTTCATCAGTTTCAATTTCAAGAGAAATTACTGCTTTATTACATGCTGGCAATTTCCCTGTTTTTTGTGGATTTGGTGTGTGGCGTGCACGTTCAAAGTCTGTTACTGTGAAGACATAGTCACCAGGTTGTAATGTAATAAATTCTTTTGCATCTTCTTGGATTGTGTCATCCCATCCAAATTCACGTTCAAAGTTGTTATTGTATTCAGTCATTTTATTTCTCCTATTTTAATTTTAAAAAGTATTGTTAGCTATTGGAATAAATCCAATTTTTGTTATATTTTGCTATTATTTCTAATTCCCAAAATCTATGAGCCTTCCACTGTAAAGGGCTGTTCTGTTGCTCGGACTTGTGTTTTAATAACTTCCAATGTGGCTCCCCAATTTGCTACAATCATGTTCCAGTAATCTGGTGGAAAGTTTTCAATAGGAGTCAATGGAGGGAAGTGTCCTCTAATATTTGCTACTGCTACTAACTCATCTGGTGTAACTTGTTCAGGCGTCATCAAATCCGTCAAAGCCTTTGGTAGGACAGATGGATACTCTGTTGCTGCAGTTGGTCCCGACATTTGCGCCTGTTGCTCATGTACAGGTTCGTGTATAGGTTGAGTAGGCACCGGTTGCTGTACTGGCGGTGTTTCTGCTACTGGTTGACTTGGTGCTTGTGCGAATATATGTGCGATACCAGCGTAATCAAGTGGCATTTCTTCTTGTAATCCATGACGGTTTTTTGCATCCCACGCTGGATGATGTTGTGTATATAAGACACGGGTACCGCCAGTTGCTTTCTTCTTGTTGTTATCAGCTGTCATCACTACAGTTTTATAATTAGCGAACAGAACCATGTCAGCCCATTCTTTAACTAATGGTGCAGTCTGTGAGCTTGTCTTTTTACCTAGCTTGAGTTCCCAGCGATCATAAGCTCCCATTTCATCAGGTTGCTCAAATTTACGCATTTGGGCATGAGCAGTAAGGACGACATTGATACCTAACTCTATCAATTCCTGCAACATATTTAGGAAACGTCCAACTTCTTCTTTTGTGTAAGTGTAACCATTACCCCAACCAAAATCTTCAATTCCTTTTTTTCCATGTTGAGCACAGACATCATCTACTATTAAGCTTTCTGCCCAGTCAATAGTGTCAATGACAAGTGTCTTACAGCATGTAGGGTTAGCTTTTACAAAAGCAATTTGATTTTTTAGCATAGTGTAGCTTGTAGGCTTGTCCATGCGTGCCACGTCCATGTTGTCAGTTGAACCCTCTGTGTCTATAAACAACGGCTCTGGAAATTGCGCTGCAAAACTTGACTTCCCAATTCCTTCTGGTCCATAGATAATGACACGTTGTGCCCTTGCCCGTTTTCCTCTAGTAATTTGCATATTTACCTCTCTTTCTAAAATCCACCTTGCCAAGTCGGTGCTACTGTTTCAGCAAAACTACCACCCTCTGCTGTTTTAAAGCTATGGGCTTTATTTTCCACTGAGTATCCATCTTCTATAATGATGGCACACTCTTCGCCAGTTGATACACGGGTTGCAATAGCTTGCAAACCCTCCTGCTCTAGCCATTTACCAAATTGTTCAAGTGTGATGTTGTCCATCTGTTCGAGTTTATCAATCAAAACAAAGCCACAATCTGGTTTTAGTTTACGTACAATAGCAGTTGCTACTATTAGTTGTTGGCTGCCTGACATGTTATCCCACTCTTGACCAAGGTAAAGTAACTTTCCATCATCTACTGACAAGCCTTCAAGTGGCAGATCTGCATTAATCAATAAGTCTCGTTTTTGTTGACGAATTGACTCAATATCATTAGTCAATATGTTATATTGTTCACGCTGATGTTTAGCATCTTCTTCAGCTTTATCTTTATCCAGATTAGCTCTGACTTTGCGGTTGACTTCTTCAATATTAGAAATGTTTTCTTCTATTTCTGCAGTTGATTCATCTATTAATGACATTGTGTCTCTTTGTGCAATTTCCAAGTCACTAGATAACTCTTGTAATTGTTTCTCTGCTGTGGCTAATTGTTGTTTTAAATGTTCAACCTCTGACTGTTTAAATTGATGATTTTGTTGAATAACGGATAGATTCTGACGTTTTCTAGCGTTTTCCCCATTTTTTGCTAACACTTCTTGTTGTTGCTGGATTAAATCAGCGATACTAATTAATTCTTTTGGGGCATCATTATAGTATGGTTGCTCCTTAGCAAACTTTTCTTTTTGGTCAGCAATAACACCAATAGTATGACGTTGATTATAGAGTTCTTTTTCTTTGAGTTCTAATTCTGCCAACTGATCACCAACTCCAATGATTTCAAGTAAGACATCTGCTTTTTCTTTTGGAGTTCCATCCATAAATTTTGGTAAGTTAATAGCTAACTCTTCTACAAAGCTATCAAGCAATTGTTGACCACCTTTTTGCCCGTTAGGATCAATAACTTTCAAACTAGAATTCTTACCCTTACGCTCAACAATCAAACCATTTGACATGGTAATTTTAAGCGTAGGTGGTACCATAGTTCCCTCTCGTGCTGCTTGACTAGGTTTAAACTTATTACCACCTAATACCCAAGCAATACTATCCAGAACGCTAGTTTTACCCTGATTGTTATTGCCACCGATGATGGTTAATCCTTTGGATGATGGTTCAACTTTTACAGCTTTAATGCGCTTTACGTTTTCGATTTCTAACTTATTAATTGTGATTGTCATTGTCAAAATCTCCTATTACTAATTTACTTTCGGTAACTACTTTTTCAGAACTAATAATTTGAGCGTTAGCAAGACCATAGTTTAGTAGTGCATCAGTTACTTCTTTTAGTGTTAAATCACATTCATTTGCAATATTGGCGATTTCATCATAAATATTATTTGAACATCTAATTCGTGAGTACGTATTTTTTGGTTGTCTTTCAACTTCAATCATTATCATCACTCCAATTTTTTTCTAGTGTTTGTCTATCAACGTTATCTAACTTAGCAATACATTTTTCCAGTGTGCTATCTAAGATGTAACCTTCGTTGACGATAATATCCAATAAATTTGCTTTTGCTACGTTCGTAAAATAATAATCTGCCATTTCATTAGTTAGTCGTCTATTTTCATCACGCAACAGTTCATTTTCTAGTAATACTTCTTTTAACATGTACGCCCTCTATTATTACGTTCAATCATATTGTCGTAACGTCGTGCATTAGCTTCCCAGCCATGTGTTTCGATTGTCCATTTTTGACGTGTTTCTATAACCTGATTTTTCTTTACAAATAATTTTTTAAATAATTTCTTCATTATGTTATACTCCTAACTGTCTTTCCTTTTTAATATTTTCCAACATTTCTGCCAGCGTTTCCTTTTTAGGTTTATATCTATTTCTAGACTTCCAAGTAACAAACAACTTAAATCCCTCGTAATTGATGAATACAATTCTATGCGTTGGATTATTGATAAATTGTTTAAAATCTGGATGATTTCTCATTTCTGCTGCCCAAACCTTTGCCGTTCCGACGGTTAATCCCTCCCAGATTTGGCAAAGATGCACATAATCGCCATAGTCGGCTTTTTCCGACTGCTTAGCTGGTCTGTAGACTAATTCAGCTTTTGGCATTTCTTACCTCCAATCTGTGATATAATGTAAGTAGAATTTTTGATAAGGGGCTGACTGCAATCAGTTCCTTTTTTTGCATTTACTCAATGCTGTAATCTGCAATCACTCGCAGAATAAACTGGTTAGCCTTTGGTCCTCTAGTTGAGCCACTAAGAATGTTAGTGACCTCTTGACGATTGAGACCATAGGCTGCTGCTAAATCACTCTTCTTGATATTGTTACTTTTTAGAAAGGTAACAACTTTTTCTCGTCCAACTGCAATATCTGGCATATTTTCTCCTTTCTTTTCTGATATAATAAAAATAAAAACTTGAGGTAAAAATGTCTCGATACTCTGATTATAAATACGCTAATACTATCCTTAAAAGTATTGAAGAACGACCAGAAAAATATCTAATTATCCATTACTCCTGCGAAAGTTTTTATAATCTAGGTAGTAAAAGTCCTAGAATAGCTTCCATTTCAGTTCGTCAATTCAATAATGCCCAAACCAACAACTTTTCCATTCATCAGTATTCCGAGATATTAGATACCCCAATTACTGATGATACTTATGAAACTATCGAAAAAGAGCTGTTAACAGATTTCTTCACATTTGTTGACAGAAATACCGACAAAAATTGGATTCACTGGAACATGAGAGATACTGTCTTTGGCTTTCATGCTATTGAGCAGCGATTCAAAGTTCTAGGCGGCACACCAATAATCATTGATGATGACAAAAAGATCGATTTAGCCTATCTGTTTAAAAAGATGTACGGTGGAGGATATATTGACAATCCGCATATTGAAAAATTACTTGAATTGAACAATCTAACCCCACATCGTTTTCTGACAGGTAAACAAGAAGCTGACGCTTTCTCTTCGAGACAATACCATGAACTAAGTATGTCAACATCAAGCAAGGTCAATAGCTTTTCAACATTCCTCACTTTAGCTATCAACGATGATTTAAAAACTAACACCCCTAAATGGAAAATGAGAGGAACTAACCTATCTGGATTACTTTCCGCTTTTCAAGAAACAACCTCAGGAAAAGTGATAATCGGTATAATCAACCTTATTGTCGGCGGAATAGTTGGTGCAATAATTGCAAAATATATTCAATAAATGATTTCTTTTGAAGTAGAATAAGTTTTTGTTGTACTTGCTCTACTTCTTTTTTTGCATCCTCTTTGGAAATAAGAGTCGGATTGTCGTACCAATCTCTTTCCACGTAAAGTTCGTTTTCTTTCCCCTCTAAGCTATCAGCGACCCACTGAAAATGCTCATTACGCTTTTGTAGATCAACGATGTTTTTTTTCATTTTCCCTCCTTGTTTTAAAATCTGTAAACAAGAAACAACTAAATTTTCAACTTTTTAGTATATAACCACTTGACAACTCACACCTAAAAAGTTAGAATTAAAGCATATTAAAGAACCTTAACAAATCAACTAAAACCCGTTCGCCAAAACTGTTTTATAGTTGTTTGCTTAGTTGTTTTTTTAGTTATCTCTTGCTTACAAAAAATATGATACACCTATTTGGTTGAATTGTCAACATTTTTCACCCAAAAAGTTGAAATATTTTTTGTCATGCCTTAGAAAGGTTGATAAATCAATGTTTCCGACGTTTGAAAAAATCAAAGAATTGTGCAAACAGCGTGGAATTACACTTATTCAACTAGAGGAAACCTTAGGATATAGCCGAAATACACTCTATAAGTTGAAAACTCAAAAACCCAACGCTGAAAGAATTGCTGAAATAGCAGACTACTTCAATGTCTCTACAGATTACTTATTAGGTAGAACAGATAATCCCAATATAGCTAAAGATAGCCAAGAATACACTTCTGACGATCTTAGAAAAATGGCAGAAAAGGCTAAAACATTTGATGGCAAGCCACTTACTGAATCAGATATTGATGCAATACAAAATATTATTGAAATTTATTTGAAAGGAAGATAGTCTATGACTATTGAAGAGATTGTAGACTGTCACAAAGTTAATCTCGCATACTTTGATAACGAATTATGGCCACGACCTGGGATTTATATAGACGATATTAAAGTTATTTTTGTCAATAAATCACTATCGTTAGATGCTCAAAAACGGGTTATCCTGCATGAACTCGGACATTGTGAAAGAAATATTGGTGACTATAAGACACTACGTGAGAAACACGAGCTAGAAGCTGACAGATACATGATTAGTCATTTAATCGCTGAAGCACTTTCTCAATTAGAAGATAAACGAGAGTTTAACTACCTACAATTTATGCAATATCATCAACTAACAACTACTGCAGATGAATGCATGGTAATTGATGAATACTATAATTTACTTAAGGTCGTGTAATATAGTGAGGAGATTATATGGATATAAATAAAATAAAGGAATTTGCTGTGTCAACATCAGAAAAGGCTAAAGACGGCATTATTAAAGCAAACGAAATGAGAAAAAGGGCATCACAAGAAAGCAAAATAGTCTTACCGCCCACAATTAATTTAGGTTTTAATACACCTACTGCTATTCGTAAAACAGTGGAGGGTGACTACTATATTGGTTTTTATTCTGAAAAACCTGATTTATTTAAATTTGTGGATTTTCAGTTTGATGGTTCACGAATTATTGAAAAAACAGTAACAAAAGGAAAAACGACTCAAAAAGGTCGTTCTGGTAGTACAATTATTGGAGGATTAATAGGTGCAACTATCAATCCTACTGCTGCAGTACTTGGCGGATTAGCTGGTGCAAATCGTGGTAAAAAAGGAACTATTAACAGTACCTCTACTACTATAACCGAGGAAATTCCGGGTAAAGCTCAATTAACACTCAGAAATTTAAAAACAAATGATATAAAAATAATTAAAACAAAACTAACTCAGGCTCAAGCTAACAATATTCAAAATTTTTTTAGCAAATAGAAAAAGCCCCACTCTAGCCGGCAAGCAATGAAGTGAGGCAAACTGTACAATAAATTAGGCATTAAAAAGCCCTTTTTATTGTACCCATTTTATCAAGAAATGAGGTAAAAATCAATGTGGTCAGAAAAACACAAAAGTGGAAAAGTAAATTTTGTAGAAAGATATAAAGATCCATATACTAATAAATGGAAACGTACATCAGTACTGATGGAAAAAGATACTCCTCGAATTAGAAAAGAAGCTCAAAGAATATTAGATGCTAAGATAGCTGATATCGTAAGAAAGTTGCAAACCTCTGACATGCTGTTTACAAATCTAATCGATGAGTGGTGGATATTTTACCAACAGGAAATTAAAAGATCGTCTATTGTCACTTTAAAAGGCAATATTCGAGAGATTAGAGCAGAATTTGGGATCAATATACCTGTAGTTAATATCGACCCTAGATATGTCCAAAATTATCTGGATAATCTCGATTGCTCTAGAAACAAAAAAGAGCGAAACAAGTCTATGCTTAATCTTATCTTTGATTATGCTGTTAGTCTAGATATCATCAAGGATAATCCTGCAAGACGCGCTAAACTGCCAAAAATCAAGAAAACACTTAATGATTGGAAAAAGATTGAAGAAAAATATCTTGAAGAAGAAGAAATCAAGCGGTTGTTAAAAGAATTATTTAGAAGACCTAGCACTCGCCGCTTGGGATTACTATCAGAATTTATGAGTCTTAACGGATGCCGTATTGGTGAAGCTATTAGCATAGAGCCGGATAATATTGATTTTAAAAACAAAACTCTACAGTTGCACGGAACTTATGATCGTACTAATGGTTACATAAATGGAGAAAAGACCTCTCCAAAAACCCTTGCGTCCTATCGTGAAACCATTATGACCAAACGCGAAATGGAAATCATTCAAGAGTTAGAATTCATAAATGAGCTAGAAAAGAATACCAACCCACGGTATAGGGATATGGGCTACATCTTCACAACTAGGAACGGTGTTCCTATCCAAATAAATTCTTTTAATTTAGCATTGAAAAAAGCAAACGAGCGGCTTGAACAACCAATCAATAAAAATATCACTAGCCACATTTTCCGTCATACTTTAGTCAGTCGTCTTGCTGAAAATAACGTACCACTAAAAGCAATCATGGATCGTGTTGGACATGCTGATGCAAAAACTACTGTACAAATTTATACCCACATTACAAAGAAAATGAAATCCAACATAGCTGATATCATGGAAAACTACTAACTTTATGCCCCAAATATGACCCAAATATAAAAAAAGAACCTTGTCGCTATCAATAAACATTGATATGACAAGGTTTTTCTAGACGAATTATTTAACAGCGTCTTTAAGAGCTT